TGGAACTGTCTACTGCAGCCTTATATAGTAAATTGAGCTGTACTGTTTCATTCTGTGCAGTCTGCTGAGACTCAAGCATGGCCTTTTTATAGTTTTCCAGAGCCTCTTTGTTGTTGTCAATAGCTTTTTTCCCGTTGATAAGCTCTTTTACCCAGCTTGCAATATCCTTTACAAAAACAACACCTAGTGAAATAGCTGCCACAAGTGCTGTCTGAGTGCTGAATAAGGAGCTTGCCAATTGTTTCCATACCGGCACACCCTTTTTTCCGGATGCAGCCAGAAGCTCGTTCTGTTTCCGCACATCAGATATTGCATCCGCCAGCATAGGAAGGTTGTTGGAAATAGCGAGGATAAACATCTGCGGCCCCATGGCCAAAGATGGCAGTTCCCTTGCTACCTGGCTGAACTGCATCTTCAGGTTGTTTGTCTTACGGGTAACGGCTTCTGTGTCGATGTCAATATATCCGGGGTTATTGGATATATCTTGTTGCACTTTTTTATACTCTCTCAATCCTACTTCAAGCCTATTTATTCTTCCTGTCAATGCTTGTATTCTAGCTAAATCCTGAGAATAATTTTTGCCCGAATGAATATTATCTTGCATTATTTTTTGTTGTTCAGCACGTACTTTTCTTAATGCAGAGATAAGTTGCAAAGTCTGATTCTCCACGTCATCTATATTCTTACCAACAGATTGCAAACCGGATTTGGTAAGATCTTCCATAAATATCTCGAGCTTTACGGGTACTGCCATGATTCCAATTTATAATGATGAATAATCAGTCCTTTACCGCATAATTGGTAAAGAACTCCATCGGGTTCATCCCCTTTGTCGTGTTCTTGTTTTCTGTTTGTTTGTGACTGTTTCTTTGTTTCTCCCGTTCCTCCATTTCACGGATCTGTTGCATCATATCCGGCTTCTGCGGAGGAACCCAGTGCGGCATGTCTGCCATCATCATTTGCAGGGTTACTACATTCACTTTGTCCAGAATGTAGTCAATGCTCCAGCCTGTTTCCGTGACCAGCTGACCTACTACGCCGAAAAGGCTATGCGAAGGTTCCGTATGTCCCTTCTTTAACTCCTCGTTTCGTTTTCGCTCTCGTTCCGGCTCGCTAAGGGCTGCATCTTGTTCAGTGCTGCTGCCGATGCGATAATAATCCCGAAAGACGTGGTAGATGTACTGTTCAGTATTTGTCGCCAGGCGGATGAAAGTTCGTCGGGTGTCATCAGTTCCCGAAGCATCCATGCCACCGGGCGGTTTAGTAACCTTCCCAGTACCGGGCCTCGAACAATTCCGTATGCCACCATCCGGCTGATATCCTTCCCATGCAGGAAGACAAACCGGATGCGCTGGTCCAGATTGTATGCATCATATTCTTCCGGAGTCACCCCGATTCGGAGATAACGCTTGCTGATACGGATCAGGCTGCGTGTGGTAGGTGTCTTCATCGTGATGCGGAACGGACGTTTCCGCAGTACCGTATGAAGCGGCAGGCTGATTCCCCCGTCACTGAGGGAGACGCCTGCCAGCAGTTCTATATCCTGTGCCTTCATACTTATCCTGCTGCGTCTGCGGTTGAGTCTGCGGTATCAGGTTTCACTCCGGGAGGATAAGTACGATAGCGTCTTTCCTTTCCGTCTGTAGGTTTCAGCATGTCCACACGGATTCCCATTGCCAGCACATTCTGCATATTGATTCCGTTCTGAAAGCCGTTACGGCTCAGACGGGCATTGAATATGCGGAAGCTGTGTCCGGAATGCATGGATATTGTCAGCACACCGTTTGCTACAAACTTAACCGGAGGAGTATAAGAATCATCCGTTTCTTTCTTTCCACCGAATACATCGACCATACTTTGCGCATCCAGCTTAATGAGGTTCATCGTGAATGCATCGCTTCCCGGATTGGTCATTATGCTGTCTACCGGTCCGTCTGTTACCTGTGCGGCCATCACATCCATAAAGGTAGGAGCATTCCCTGCCGGCTGCATCCCGTTTTCATCCAGCCAGCCCAACGTCTTTTCCTCGCCTTCCGGTGTCTTGAACTTTACGGCGGCCACACCATACATCAGTCCGTTGCTTGTATCTGCCATAATCTTGTCGTTTTTAATGTTTGCTTAAATAATATTTAATCAGTTGCCAGATAAGGAAAATCCCCAGCAGGGTCAGGGCTGTTCCTGTCAGCCATCCCTGCACTCCAGGGCGTGTTTCCTTCAATTCATTGCTCACAGTTTCATCGCGTATGCGGTGGTCGGTTTCCGTACGTGTTATGGTTACCTGTCTTCCTGTACTGTCGGCTGTCGCCGTGACGTTCACGCCACCTTCTCCGTCTGATTGTATGTCAATATTCAGACCGTCGTTCCGATAGTTCAGCCCGAATCCGGCAGGAAGTTTACTCAGATTCTGCCACTGCTCCGCACTCACCGAGCAGGTCGCCGTCCTCTTCGGGACCGGCTCGTAAGTTGTTTGCTCGGTTACGCTCGTTCGGAGGCTGTCCGAGCGGACGGTTTCCGAGCTGGCCTTTCTGCTGCTGGCGCAGGAAGATAATGACAGGACAACGGTCAGCATACTTGCAAGTATGTAATTTGCGTAAAGCCGTTTCATGATTGATATTCCGTTCGTTTTGTTTTCGTAATTGTTTGCTTATATCCAACACCGTGGCACTGAGGTCATCGTAAAGAGTCTTGTAAGTACCTTCGGTTTCTTTTACCGCACGGACTTGATACACCTTCCTGTCACGCCACCAGGCAATGGCAGTAGCCAGCCATCCGGCAGGAAGAAGCCAGTCCCATAGTGACTGTAACAGGGTCCAATCCATAAAGCTCTACTCTTTTTTAAACAATGCTCCGATAGCCTTAATCACATCATAGAATCCGCATCCGCTGAGTCCCGCCGCCAGTCCGTAAATCAGAACCTGCCACCAGATATAGCCTGTAAGTAACGGAGTGAGTTGCAAAAGCCATGCAATAATACATACTACCATGCCCACACCGCATGAAATCAAAATTTTGGCCAGCTTGCTTGCGGAAATAGCCGGAACAACTTTCAGAATCTGTGTCACCAAGGTAGAAACCAGGGCTACGATTCCCGTAAAGCTTCCCAAATCGATAAGGAACGATGTTTCAGGTTCTGCAGCCGGAAGTACGGTCTGTGCAAATGAAGCCAGTGTTGTAATCAGACACAGGCAGAAAAATAAGATAATCCGTTTCATTTTGTTGTGCTTTATTGGCGTAGCATTTGGCGTACTACGCCATGGTTATAGTTTCAATATCTGTTTTCTGTTGTTTCCGTCGCGCTTGTAAGACACATGCACCCAGGAAAAATTCTTTTCGTCAATCAGCTGGTCGAAAGGCAGATTCTCACGGATGTACTCAAAGAGCTTCCGGTTCTCTTCCCTGCTTCCTGCCGTAATGTCGGCAGCCTCCCCTTTCAGATGCTGGCTGCTTGCCGCACCTCCTACCAGCCGGTTCAGTTGCGGACAACGGTACCCGGAGTTGACGGATATCGGTTTCCCGTACCATTCGCGGAGCGGGTCAAGCACGTTGTCGGCCAGGGCTTTCAGATTACCCGCCTCCTGAAGAGGCGGTGTATTCTTGATTCCATGAGCGTCGGCGGTGGTGCTGGCACAAAGTTCACCCATTGTAAAGTGTTTCATCCTTCAGTCCTCCTTATGCCTGCTCTTTGGTTGTCGTTTCCACTGTGCCCACTACCTGCACTTGCTGAGGAGATACCTGCGTAATCTTTACGTCTACCTCTTTGGCATCAAACCAGGACTTTCCGCTGTAGTAGATTTTCTTGGTAGCACCAGCAGCAACTTCAATCGAGTTGACCGTAAGTTTGTTGCTTGCATGAGTATTCGTAATTTCCAGCATGGCACCCATCAGAATGTCATCTCCTGAAATAGTATATGCCTTACTGTCTGAATCCGGTTCAATCGAAACCTTGCTTGCCTGAGCTGTCAGCGTAATGCTGGTTCCTGAAGCCGATACAGTAGCAGCTTCACGCACATCCAGCAATACTACTTCTTCTCCGAAAGCCACGTTGGTATCTGCCATCATAAGCATCTTGAAGAAATACTTTTCACCGGCGTTGGTCACCTTGTCAATCTGGATCACGTTGAAATCGTCTACCAGGTTCACTGCACCCCAAGTGTTGGAGTCCTCATCCGGAGTAGCTACGGTACCGATAATCACACCGTCCGGAATGGCAGCCAGCGGAACAATGTTTGTGCCTTTAAAGCGTACGGCGTTCGTATCCGTCCAGTTGGCACCCTTGGCATCGCGTTGTGTCAGTTCGTCATCGTAACGGTCTGCATCGTCTACAGACATCATATAAACGAAATTCGGGTTGTTGCGGAGCACCTGAGGAGTAGCCTTGCGCACTTTCTGCAAACGGGTAATCATTGACTCTGCAGAAGAAGACTTCACGTGAATCACTTCACTGTCGGCCATAATCTGAGTCAGGATACCGTTGAACAGATGATCATCGTCTTCGTCATCGTCTTTATAAATACCGTTAACGAAGTGGTACCCCAGCTCGAAGTTAACCTGACGGGACATCGCATCCAGCAACTGGTTCTGCACTTCAGGAGGAAGCTGGTCGAACACCATGTTTCCTTTCGGCTGATATTTGCGCCAGATTTCCTCAAAAGCTCTCGGGTTAAATTCCGTATAAGCCATAAAGTCATGCGGAACAAGAGCTTTCTCCGAATAATTGAAATCACCCTTGGAATCCTTCGATTCAGGCATTTCCTTGCGTTTCTGCAACATGGTTCCCGTCTTCAGTCGGGGAATGGAGTATTTCTTGCGGATATTCGGAACAAGCTTGATCAGTCCTTTCTGTACAAGTTCATTTCCGGTAGCCGCCTTGGTGAGCAGTCTTTCAAGAACCTCACCGTCATAGGCTGTGTTTTGAATCTGAATTGCCATGTTTTGTTTTGATTAATTGTTATTTACTACTTCTTTCCGTAACGTCTTTCACGGATGTTTTCCTGTTCCTTTTCCCATGCACCTTTGTTTTCGGGGTCGTTCTTGTCCAGTCCGTCGGAAATCATCTTTTTCCGGGGCAAACCTTCCAGAATCTTCGATGCATTTTCAAAGTCTTTCTCCAGCAAGGTACGATATGTGTCCTTGTCTGCCGGACGGATGCGTTCCTCCTTTACCGCGTTTTCCAGCATCGTGTCGATTTCTTTCCTTCGTGCTTCCGCAGCCGCATCCTCAAAACCTTTCAGCTTCTGTCGCAGTGTGTCGTTTTCCGCCTTCAGGGTGTCATATTTCCCTGCTTTGTTTTCCAGTGTCCCGATTACGGCCAGTGCAGAGGCAGAATCTGCACAGTTGGCAAACAAGGGACGTTTCTTCAGTTCGTCAAACATTGCTTTATCGTTGTTTAATGGGTTATTTTTCATTCTGTTCATAAAGAGTCTGTACACGTTGTCCGGACTTTCCACATCCTGTCGTTCTGCTTCTTCCACGTCATAGATTCCGTCCACGAATCCCATATCCTTTGCCTCCCTGGCCGTAAGCCAGTGGTCTTTACCGTCGAAGTAAGTCTTCTTTATTTCTTCTCGGTCTGTTCCGGTCTTCGAAGAATAGATGTCTGCCAGTGTCTCCTCCAGCTGCTCAATGTGTTCCATTGTCTGCTTCAGTTCCTCCTTGTTACCCCAGCATCCTCCCTGCACATTGTGAATCATCAGACGTGCGTACTGGCTCATGTACACCGGCTTTCCGCACATGGCAATCACGCTTGCAATGCTGGCGGCCACCCCATCCACGTAAATGGTAATATCTGCCTTGCTTTCACGAAGCGCGTTGAAGATTGCGATTCCGGCATATACGCTTCCCCCAATGCTGTTGATGCGCACATCAATCTTACCGTACAATGATTCATAGTCGCGAAGCTCACGAACAATGTCCGCATCGGTCACGCCGTCCCACTTGTCGCCTACTTCTCCATACAGAAGAATACACGCCACATCGGGCGAAGGTATCATATTGAAAAATCGTTTGTTCATTTTGCTTTTATTGCTGTTCTGATGCAAAGTTGGGAAGAAAAAGAAGTCGTGTCAAGACGGATATTTTATGATGATATTTTAAAACGTCATCATGAGGATTTAATACGTTATCATAAAAATAACGTATTGTGAATGATGTATTTATGGGCGAAATTTGCAAAACACAAAATAAGATATAAAAGACATGGCAGAATTGACAAACACGCAAAAAAAGGAATATGCACGCATGCTTTACCTGAAAGAGAACCTTACTCAGCAGGAAATAGCAGAAAAGACAGGCGTTTCACGCCAGACGCTTTCCCGATGGATCAACTCGGAAAAATGGGAGGAGATGAAGATTGGCATGACGCTGACACGCGAACAGCAGATTTCCGCACTTCACCGGCAGGTGGCCGAAATAAATAAGGCCATACAGAGCCGTGAAGAAGGAAAGCGATATGCCACTCCGTCTGAAGCCGACACGCTGGGAAAACTCGCGGCCACCATCAAGAAGCTGGAAAGCGATGTGGGGATCAGTGACATTATCAGTGTGGGAATGCGGTTTTCCGACTGGCTCCGCCCACAGGACCCGGATATGACAAAGACGTTTATCCGATTGTTTGACCAGTTTATCAAGGATAATCTATGAAACAGCAGGACAGAGAAGCACTCCGTATCTGGGAAGATTACAAGCAGGATTCTCTCAGAAAGGGAGTCGTAATAGTAAACAAGAGCCGGGCCGAAATAGAACGACACAAGGCATGGCTCGAAAAGCGTCCGCTGGAGTGGATACGTTTCTTCTTCCCGGAGTTCTGCAAGTTCGACTTTGCCCCGTTCCAGATTAAGGCCATCATGCGCTGCATCGAACACGATGAATGGTTTGAGGTACTTTCGTGGGCGCGTTCGCTGGCCAAGAGTACCTGCGTGATGTTCATTGTCATGTTCCTGGTGCTTACGGGAAGAAAACGGAATGTCATCATGGCATCGGCCACGAAAGACAGTGCCGTCCGTCTGCTTGACCCATACCGGAAGCAGTTTGAACGGAACGGACTTATCAAGGCTTATTACGGCACACAGCTGAACCTTGGAAACTGGAGTGAAGAGGAGTTCATTACGAAAGGAGGATGTGCGTTTCGTGCCGTAGGTGCAGGAAGTGCCCCGCGTGGTAGCCGTAACGAGGCCGACCGACCCGACGTGTTGCTGGTGGATGACTTCGATACGGACGAAGCATGCCGTAATCCTGATACGGTTAACAAGATGTGGGGATGGTGGGAAGAAGCATTGTACGGAACACGTGATACGGCCATACCCACACTGATAATCTTCTGCGGAAACATCATTGCACGCGACTGCTGCATCACCCGTGCCGGAAAGCAGGCCGACCACTGGGACGTGATTAACATACGCGACAGGGAAGGACATTCCACGTGGCCAGCCAAGAACAGTGAGGAACAGATTGACCAGGTGCTTGCCAAAATCAGCACAAAGGCACAGCAGAAGGAGTATTTCAACAACCCGCTCACCGGAGGAAGCGTATTTACCAAGCTGGCTTTCGGTAAGGTTCCTCCTCTGCGTAAATTCAAATTCCTCATGGTGTATGGCGACCCTGCTCCGGGCGAAAGCAAGAAAAAAGGTGCCAGCTTCAAGGCCGTATGGCTGCTTGGCAAACTTCAGGGCGTGCTTTATGTCATTAAAGGTTTTCTGGACCATACCACAAACGAAGAATTCATCAACTGGTTTTTCCTGTTGAATGAATACGTAGGCGGAAAGACAAACCTTTACTGCATGGTAGAGAACAACAAGCTTCAGGACCCGTTTTTCCAGCAGGTACTGAAACGACACCTGGCACGAATTCGCAGAAAGAGGAACGAACAGCTTTCCATCAAGCCGGATGAAGACAAGAAGACCGACAAGGCTACCCGTATAGAAGCCGACCTGGAACCACTGGATCGTGAAGGAATGCTGATATTCAATGAGGCTGAAAAAGACAATCCGCACATGAAGGAACTGATCAACCAGTTTGACCTCTTTGAAATGACGCTTCCTTATCCTGCCGACGGCCCGGACTGCATACAGGGAGGAAACCGGGCCATCGACCGCAAGAATGCATCCTTACAAAAAACAATAACCGTAAGCCGGACCACCATCCGGCAAAAAAACAAATACAGAACATGAGCCAGTTTATTAACCCGGAAGATTACGACGCATCCATACACCGTGAAATACTCGATGCGCTCATACGTGAAGACGAATCACTTCTTGAAGTATGCGAAGACCAGGCCATCGCCGAAATGCGCGGATACCTGTCTTCACGGTTTGACTGCGACAAGATTTTTGCAGCCACCGGTTCCGAACGCCATCCGCTTGTACTGATGTACGCCAAAGACATCACGCTGTATCACGTATTCTGCATACACAATCCGCAGAAGATTTCCAAAATACGGATAGACCGTTACGAGCGAAGCCTGGAATGGCTGAAAGGCGTGTCCAGATTTGAGATAAGCGTGGAAGGACTGCCGGCACTCGACGAAGATTCCACTAAGTTAAATTCCGCATTCCAGATGCGAAGTTATCCACGAAGAAACACCCGATACTGATATGAGCAAGAAGAAAAAAATAACCATAGGCGGAAACATCAATCCGCAGGGAAGTCCGGCACGAACGGTCATCATTACCCAGCCGCAGCGTTTTTTCCTCGACATGCAGAAATACATGAGCGGCATACGCGGGGCCGAAAACGTAGACTTCACCAACCGCGTACGCCTGTACGACATGTACGAAGACATCCTGATTGACGGACACCTGAGCAGTGTGCGCGACAAGCGAATCGCTTCGGCACGAAACATTCAGATAGAGTTCCGCCGTAACGGAAAACCTGACGAGGAAATCAACGTGATGCTGCGTTCACCCTGGTTTTTCCATTTCATCGAAGACCTGGTAGACTCCGTGTTCTGGGGATTCTCTCTTTTCCAGTTCTACCGCGACAAAAGCGGATGGATTAATTACGAACTGATACCCAGGAAGAACGTCGACCCCGTTCGAGGTCTTATCCTTCACCGTCAGGGCGAAATTACCGGAACTCCATGGACAGACTTTCGCGATGTGCTTTTTGTGGGCAAGCCGCGTGCATTGGGAAAGCTGGCCAACGCTGCACCCTACGTCATTTTCAAACGTAACGACATGGCCGACTGGGCACAGTTCTGCGAAATATTCGGAATGCCCATCCGCGAATATACCTACGATGCGGAAGATGAAGAGGCACGCCTGCAAATTCTTGACGACATGAATGAGCAGGGAGCAGCCGCATGCTTTATCCACCCGAAAGGCAGTGAGCTGAAGCTGCTGGAAAGTGCCGGTAAAAGCGGCTCGTCCGACCTGTACGACAAGCTGTATGAGCGGTGCAACAATGAGATAAGCAAGATATTCCTGGGCAATACGCTTACCACCGAAGCCTCCGAACGTGGCACCCAGTCACTTGGAACCGTGCAGGAGAAAGGAGAAAAGCGAATCAATGAATCCGACCGCCAGCTTATTCTGAACGTGCTGAACTACGACATGACGGACATCTTCGAAAGCATGGGATACAACACACGCGGAGGAGAATTCGTGTACGTGGAACCGAAAGAGACCAACATCACGGTCATTGCCGACGTGATAACCAAGATGCGAAACGCAGGCACACCCGTATCCGACGACACGTTCTATGAGCTTACCGGAATACCCAAGCCTGAGAATTACGACCAGCTCAAAGCCGAACAGCAGGAAAAACGGAATGCCGTAGTACCTGATAAGAAAGACACGCCTGACAGCAAAACGGCACAAAGAAAAGAAGAGAAACGGAAGGATTTAAACGATTCTCAAACGGAAAGTAAAAACTATTTAACCAGATTCTACAACCACATCCGCCGTTTTTTCGTCCGCGCCCCGAAAAACGGGGCTTTAAGATGGTAATGAATGAGCTGTACGGACAGACTTGTTCCTGCTGTCATTCCGTCCATCCCAGGAATGAAGCATCCGTTTCTGCCTCATTCACTCCGGAACTGATGGCAAGTCTGCTGGCCGACATTTACGCGAAAACGTTCAATGTAGAGGAAGACATCTATCCGGAACTGTATGAAGCCGCACGCGACACCTTTGAACGTGCGCTTCAGGAAGGATACCCCATAGAGGATGTAGATGATGCCGACACCCTTTTCCGTCAGGCATTGAAAGACGATACCGACGTGTTTGCCGCCTTCCGCACACACCGCATGCAGAACGACATCGCTTCGCAGCTGCTTGATGAAAACGGAAAGCTGAAGGAGTTCAGGCGCTTCCAGGAAGATGCTGAGTCTGTCATCGGCACCTACAACAACCACTGGCTACGTACAGAATACGACACAGCCGTACTCCGTGCCCGCTATGCCGCCGACTGGAAACGTTTCTCACGTAATGCCGACATCCTGCCCAACCTGAAATGGATGCCCACTACGAGTGCTGATCCTGACGTATTCCACATGGAATACTGGCGAATCGGGCTGACGCTTCCAAAGACACACCCCTTCTGGAAAAACCACCATCCGCACGACCGGTGGGGATGCAAGTGTGATCTGGAGGAGACGGACGACCCCGTCACGGGAATCATCCCTGAGGTGGACTACAAGCCTTCGCCCGGACTGGAGAACAACCCGGGACTGGATCCGGAACTGTTCAGCCATACTCATCCGTACTACGAAAATACTTATCCGGGAGCAGAGAAAGCGGTGGAAAAGATGATACACTATACGGTTATTCCCACCAGATCTGGAAAACTTCGGATACATGACGGACACGGAAAGCATGAGCGCGACGAGAACATCCGCATTGGAACCTACCTTGCCGAAAAGCATGATTACGAAATAGACTTGCTGGACAATCCGCAGAACCGGAAAAGTGCCGACAGCTATAACCGCACGCTGGAGGTGGAGCAGGAATACAAGATGAATGTCACCCCTACAAAAAGTTCTATTGACAACCTGCTGAGAGATGCGAAGAAGCAGGCTGATGATATTGTGCTGTGGATTGATTCAGACATATCGCTGGAAAACCTGGCCGCAGCCATACGTTCCCGTGTGAAACGTTCGCAAAACATATCCCACATCACTATAGTAAGAGATGGAAAGGATATACGTCTCAGCCGTGAGGAGATTTTGGGCAACGGATTTAAAATACGACCGGCAGACCTGAAATGAATCAGACCTGCCGGAAGGGGGTCCAAACCCGAGGGCGAACCATCTGGGAATGAACCAATGCAAATATAGCTATTTTAAATTTATTGTCAAACGAATATAAGACTAATTGTAATGAATACTTCCGATTTTAAAAAGATACTGAAACTGCTGGAGCAAGACTTGCAGAAAACCATCAGCGACACGCTTCCACGGAAGGCGGGAGTGCTGGCCGTAAACCATACACGCCAGAACTTCCGTGACGGAGGTTTCCGCAACGGAGGACTCCAGCCATGGAAGCCGACCCGACGGCAGCAGTCGGGAAGCAAGAAAGCTTCCGACCGTTACGGCCCTCTGCTTAGCGGACGAAAGAGACTTATGGGAGCCAATGACTTTCGAACGGAAAAAGGGAAAGTGACCATATTTAACCCCGTAGAATACGCCGCAATACACAATGAAGGAGGAACCGTCAGCACCCATCCACGAATCACGCCAAAGCTCCGGAAAATGGCATGGGCACGGTATTTCAAGGCGGCAGGCATACGGCGTGGAACTTCCTCAAAAACCCGGAAGAAGAAAGACGCTTCGGCACCTCCTGAAGCCCGTATGTGGAAAGCCATTGCCCTGAGCAAGAAGTCAAGGCTCAACGTAACGGCACAGATACCACAGCGAAGGTTCCTCGGACAAAGCAAGGAACTGACCGAGAAACTACAGAAAGAAGCCGAAAAGGAACTGCGCAAAGTAATGGAAACAAAACTCGGAAGTCTGAAGTGATTTTAATTATTAACTATTAATTATTCATTGAATTACATGGAAACTTTATTCAACCAGATACAGCAGCTTGTAGCAGACAAGATTGAATGGCTCGACAGAAACGTAGACGAAGACTACGGACAGCTTGAAATGCTTTACCGCGACGACGAAGACTCCGACACCTATCCTCTCACCTTCCCTCTTGTGCTGATAGACATACCTGAAACCTCATGGACTACCATGGGAGGAGCTTTCAGTAAAGTACAGTCGGGCACGGTAACCGTCAACGTGAAACTGGCAATGGACTGTTACGACGATACGCATTTCACCAGCGGAACAGCCGACAAGGCTCAGGAACGTGCGGACAAGGTGCACGAGCTTCATTCGCTACTGCAGGGATGGATGCCCATGCATTCATCTTCACCGCTTGACCGCAAGACCAGCCGTAGCCAGACGATGACAAAAGGAATAAAAGTGTATGAATTGAACTATGAGTGCCGCATGATAGACGACGCTACTCAGGTATGACAGACACACGCTTGCCGTATTTCACACCGGCCTGCCGTCCGCGCTTTCTCTTGGAAGGCATGGGCGGCTTCTCTTCCATGTTTTTACCCGAACGGTATTCGCGATCCAGTTCCTGGAGAAATTCGTAATTCTGGTTCACGATAGTACGTATTCTTTCCTCGCTTATGAAAAATTCTCTGGTAGACAACTGATGAAAGGTATCGTCAAAGCGCAGACGTTTTATCTCCGTCCAGTAGTAATATCTGCGGAGCAATTCTTCATTTCGCATCGCTATTAATTCTGAGTCCCTTCCTTTAGGCATGTCAATATCCATTTATATATTCGCAAAGATACAAAAAACCGCACAAAAATCAACACTTTATGCCTTGAATCACCTCTTCCGGTACTTTGGACGACAGGACTGCCGCTGCCTGCCGTAATTTTACAGTGTCATGACAGAAACAACTGATTTATCAACCCTCAAAAACATTACTGACTATGGCTATCAATTACAGCATTGCACAGATGAAAAACCCCAATGACAAGGGGGCACCGGCAAAGTATTATGCGAAGGCACAGGCATCCGGAAGTGTTGACATCAACGAACTGGCCGAAGAAATCTCGTACTCCACTACCCTCACCGACGGAGACGTGCTGAACGTGATCCGTGCCCTGGTGAAACAGATCAACAAGCATATTTCCAAGGGTGAAATTGTGAAACTGGAGAATCTGGGCAGCTTCCAGGCGCAAATCTCCAGCGATGGCGCAGAAGCTGAAGAAGAATTCAGCACCGCCAACATCCGGAAGGTATCGCTTCAGTTCCGTCCCGGTATCGGTCTTCGCGGTCAGCTCAGCCTTGACAACCTGACGTTTCACAAAGTGAAGCCGCTGAATGCTCCGGCTGCGGAAGAGGAAGAAGGCGGTCTGGGAGCCTGATCACCGACTACCCGGCAGTGACTGCGACATTACTGCCAGGTAGTGATCCAACTACCCTGCGGTAATTAATAATTTACTACGGGGTAGTTTTTTCATTTGAATTTAGTAACTTTATAGTCGATTTTAACTCTTAAAAACAACACAAGCGACCCATGAATGCCATTTACCTGACCGATCTGGCCCTGCTCTATTTTCCTCACAGCACCCCGCGAAGTGCCGTTTCCCAACTTCGCCGCTGGGTGAATCTCAATTCTGAACTTCAGCAGCGTCTGACCGAACTGCACTACCAGAAAGGACAGCGCGCACTGACTCCCCTGCAACATGCCGCCTTCGTTGAGTTCCTGGGTGAACCGGGAGAATGATACCATACACAGACAGCAATCCCCGGCATCGGTTTTCGGTGCCGGGGATTGTTCTGTAGCAATTTCTTATTTCCCCTGCAGTGCGGGGTCGGAAGCGTCCACTTCTTTTACGTCTATGCCGTTTTCCTTAAAATACTTGTCACGTACCAGTACAGCCACTGCACGCATATAGGGTGTCAAAGTAAGTCCTTTTTGAAAAGCGTCCGTCTTTAGACGGTCAAGGTCTTCCGGATTCAGAAACTTTTCGGGGAAGACAATTGCCTGCTCCAGACAGAACTGTTGTATGTCATAAGGATTCTTTGATGCCGCATGGTCGGAAATCAGTCGGCGGATGCCCGGCCAGTTTTTCAGCAACATGTCCCTCACACCCATTCTGACTGTCATCTCTTCGCCAAGCGAAGTCAGCGACAAGGGGCTGTGCGCTTGTGTATAAGGATCCGGTGAGCCTTTCTGTCCGCCTTGCAGCGACTGCACAAGTGCGTCCAAACTTTTCTGCATATAGGCGAGCGACGTATCTATGCGGACGATGCTCCGTTCCGTTTCCTCCCGTCTTCTGTCTTGTTCTTCCATCTTCCTGGAATGGTTGTCGCAGGGCAGGCTGTCCATACGGCATACCCGCTCATAGACACCACGCGCCCACCATATCACGAATATCAGCAGAGCGATGGCTATGATTCCTACCACGTATGCCGCGCCAAGGTTCTCCGCAATCATCTCAATCAGTTTCTCTTCCATTTCTTTCCTTTTAGAAGTCCGCTACAAATAAACTAAAAATAAACGAGATTTGGAAATTTTGTCACGTGATTCTGACACGTTTCCTAGAATCAGACTTCCATGAAACAGAAATCCCCGGCATCGGTTTCGGTGTCGGGGATTTTTCTGTATTATTGTCTGATGCACTTGCGAAGGCTTTCCAGCAGGAAACGTACATTCGACACATCGGTCTGGTCTTGTTCCACCGGACATCCGGCATCCGTGTCAAGCAATCTCATGACTGCGGTAAAAAGGATATTATCCAGCGAATCTACTGTTTCTTCAAAATCTGCTATCTTCAGATACTGTTCCCATTGTTCATAATTGAATTTCGTCGCCATAGGTCAGTCCTCCTTAAATTCAAGTTCCATCTGTTTCACGTTGTTCATTTTACGGCTTGCACTAAGCAGAAGCATTGCTCCGCGTGTCATTACAAACCATCCGGGATTGTTTGCCCCAAAAAGAAGGATTTTCTTTGCTAATGTTTGTTTGGCGTTAAGCTTCTTGGCAGCTTGTGTACTTTCGGTACGGCTTCCCATTGCCGCATGCAGGTCGTTCATGCTATACCACGTTTCATTATCTATGGTTACGCAACGTACTGGACTGTTATTGAACATACGTGTTTCGTAGGGAATATCTCGTGCGTCGATGAAATCTGTTTTCGGCTTGTATATACCGTAATATCCTTTCTTGCGGATGGACGGCAACACCTCACTCGTTACCCATTTGCGGAACTTCTTCGCCTCTGCCTTGCGGCTCTGGAATATCAAAGAGTACAAACCACTCTCGGAAACAACCTTTGTTTCTTGTTTTCGCCCCATTGTATCTATGAGGTAAACACTGCTTACCTCATCTTCATCAAGAGACTTGATCGCCATCTTGTGATTAGAGTGTTCCAACACTTCACACACATCTTTTGCCACAAACCACGGTTCACTGTTGATTAACTGCACACGAATTGGTGCTTTCTCTTGGCTGAAGTTGAACACTTCAACCTGCCCGGTCATCGGGGCTTCATTTTTCTTGTTACACATAATGTTGTATTTTTAATGAGCATTTGTGTGGATGATAAAAAAGAACGGCATCCACTACCCGCCGCTCTAAGACCATACAACAAGGACTTGCCTACGCCATTACAACGTATGCGCGGGGTTGGATGCCGCCATCTTATAGACGGTTTGCATACAGGCATAAAAAATGCCCGGATGCAGTGCAATCGGACAGAACTCGCTGTCCTTGTTGTTATTCAAAAATCTTAGAGCACCGCAAATATGCAAATTCTTTTTTATTATCCAAGCACGCTTGCCCGATTTTTTTTCGGAATATCCCGAAATTTGTTCCCGGATAGGTGGTCAGGCCGCACCGGGATAGTGGTTATCAAAGGTCTATAATCTCAATTTTCAGACTTGTTTTTAAATCACACATCATGTCGATTGTATCGTTGTTTTCCACATCGAAGCAGATGCCCAGGTATTCCGGGCTCTGCTTCGAACGCTGCACCTTCAAGTCGCATGGGCGGCTGTGCTTGATCCATACAAACATGAACTGATTGATTGCGCTGTAATGGACTTTGGCTGCCACCCTGCGAGGCTTGAACAGATTAAGGTTCTGGTTCTGCATAGGGTTCAATCTGTTTGATTACTGTTCCGCTGAGCCAGATGCGTCCGCTTCCCTGGCATTGCGGACATACTTTCTGCTGGGGATATTCCCTACGCACATCTTTCTCTGCATATACGGTTACTGAGCCGGTTCCTCCGCACTGGCGGCAGAGGCATACGCGGCGATGGATATAAGTCTTCTCTGTATTCATCTCTTATCTGCGTTTTCAAATTCGGGTTTTACATCAGGTTCTGCTTCGTATGGGTACACATCCATGATGGCGGTTTCTGATACGGAAGCTATCACGTAATCAGCCATAGTATCTTTCATTCCTTCGTCCAGCTTCTTGATGGCGTCGCGAAGGTCGGAAGCTTGTACAAGTACGTTGCTGGCAGTACGCTTTTCTGCTCCGGTCTTTTCATCCAGTGTAATAAACCAGAGTTTACATTTGAACCAGCGGTCGGCTGCTCCTTCTTCGGACGGGAATAGTTCATTGTAATTCGCTTTTGCAACTCCAGCCACCTCGAACTCACCATTGATAAAAGGTGTCATTTCTTCGATGATACGGCTTTCGGCTTCGGTGAAGCTGAGCGCGTCTACCAGATAAAGTTCAGTTACTTTCTTATTCATTCCGTTTTCCAATGTCTTTTCGAAACGGATTTTGCATGTAAACCAATTGTGCATCATAATTTTTCTGTTTTTGTTGAGTTTTTAAATATTACGTTAGTGTGGTCTTCTCTTGAATCATCCATACAGTTAAGTCCGTTGCCGTAGCAGCTTATGGTGTGTTCAAAAAACCAGCATCCGCTGCAAGGGTCTTCCGGATCTTCCACTTCGACTACTTCGAGCGTATGTCCGTTCCAGGTGAACGTTTCACCCAGTTTGTTCTCTTTTGTCAATTTTTCCATGCCTGTTTGATTTTATCTTTCAGCTTATTCCAGTCCCTAACCGCCATACGTGGTTCCATCCAGCAGAGCCAGCCCAGAATTCCCAGCAGATCTCCAAGGATCCGGAACAGGAATCCCAGGATGATCAGCGGCCCGATGACAAGGGAAAAGGCTGTGAACAGCATGATTTGTGTACGTTTGTTCATTATTCGATGAAATAAGATATTACTACCAGATTGCTTCGCATTACTATCAGGGACATCCGGTTATCGTCTTCTCCCAGCCATACGTGGATCAACGCCCGGCGTGTGTGTCCCTCATTTTTCAGGTTCTCAATACATCCTTCGATGATCACTTTCAGACGAAGGTATTCATCACGGGTTGGCTCCAGTTCCCGGTTTTGAGTTACACGGGTCATGTATCCGTGCAGCTTCTTCATCCAGCGCGGCCACTTGTCGCGCCGGATGTTGGTTTTAAAGGTTAATTCAGCCATATCAATCAGGTTTATATCTATTCACAAGCCACCATTTTACTTTTTCTACCCTTTCAACCAGTAATTCAAATGGAAGCTTTAAAAAGTAAGCAAACATAGCCACAATTAACAATGGAATAATCAATATGCAGTATACAGTCCATATTGCATACCATTTGCATTTAGACTTTCTTTTCATTTTTCCATCCATTAAGTTCATAAACCTTATCCCGTGCTTCCTCTTTGGATCGGCACTCCGCGACGGGAGTGCCTGTGCATGTGGACTGAGTGTATTCATTCCGATATACGATCCATAGATTTCCACGGCGGGAATAACTGTACTTAGGCCGTCTGGACTGCATCGCTTTCCTTTTTTGGTTCTACGTAGAAAGATTCATCCTGCACCACCTGTACACCGATGTTTGCGAACTGTTCCGCAATTTCAGGAATGTCACGGTCGGCCAGCAGCTTGTCTTTAGCCAGTTCCTCGGTTGTGCGGATATACTGTGGAAGGAACTCTTTGCAGAGGTTTGTCACAGCTGCCCAGGTGAAGCCTTTCATGTTCTTCAGCTTCGGGTTGCCGGTGCGGAATCCGATGATACCATGTGCCGACTCCAGACTCTTTTTCTTGCTGAAAAGCGTATCCTTATTCTCAGTGGCGTAGGTTTGCATCACTTCAAAGGTGCGGTCTTTCGTTTCGTTCAGTTCGGCCAGCTGGTCGGCGTACTTCTCGCGGATCTTAGTCATCTCCTGATCCATCTTTGCGGTAAGTGACTGGGCCTTTGCGTCGGCCATCGCAAACTCGGCAAATGCCTGTTCGTACTGTTCGCGGCTTACTCCGCTGATTACTGTTTTCTTGGTTCTTTTTGTTGCCATAATTAATCGGTTTTTAAATGTTGGTTAAATAGCTTTCATTCAATTTTCTTTGTATGTTCTTCTGCTTCCGTATCAGGCCTGTGAGGTTCCTGACGGCCTTGTACATGAATGTACGCGGATTGGCGATAATACGGTCTCTCTTGTCAAGGGTACGGAGTAACGTGTCTACTGCCTCACTGAATATGTCTTTACGGACTTCAGGGTCGCACAGTCGCAGGCTCTTTACCATATATACCGTCAGTTCGCCCTCCATTCGGTAAAGCAGGGCGGTAAGACTTTCCCCGTTGCCGGTGCGGTAATACTCCATCACCATGTCCATGAACCTCATGCATTCCGCAAAACGTTCCTTCAGCTCCTCCATGGTAACGGGCACGTCCCTGTACGAGGGCATGGTCTGTATCGAGCGGATGCGCTCTCTTAATGTCTCCACCTTGAATGCTCCATCCTGAATGGAGATGAAAAGTCCCTTGCGCTCCAGCTTGCGCGGGTCTATCTGCCTCACGGCACAGAAGTAGAACCGTACCCATGTCAAGGTATGCCGGACTTTATCTTCATCGAACACTGATACCGCCCCGTCACGCCCCCGTAGCTTCAGCAGGATATCCCTGTTTCTTTTCAGACTGCGTATCTCCCGGTTTCCGTTCACCTTATAGCCGGGAAAACCCGGAACAGTGATCCATTCTTTTCTTTCCATATTTCAATTCTCAATTGTCAATTAGTTCGTCCTCCATTGCTGCCATGTCATATTCCATCTTCAGAGCTTCGTCGGCCTGTTGTCCGCAGAAGTTCTCCAGTTCGCGGAGTATCGTTACGCGGTCGCCGAAGTCAAACTGCTGCATGCGGTTCATAATGTCATTCTGGATTTGTTCGATTGTATGTTCCATAGCTATTCCTTGTTTGATTTACTATCCTTGTAGTCTCTCACGACAGAACTTCCGAGCAACTCACGCCTGCTGTAGTATACGTTATATCCTTTTTGATAGCGGGTAATGAGTCCTTTATTAGCCCATTGCTTGATGGTGGTCTTTGCACATCCAATCAGGCGGCACGCATCGGCCTGACCTATCAGTTCATCAGGGGCTTCCGAAATGTCTTTACGCGGTGCAGGAGCTACATCGCCCACTCTCAGACCTAACCTGCGTTCCACCCTATCCAGGCGAAGAAGCAGCTTTTTGTACTCCGAAAGGCTCAGGGTAATTGTTTCCTCCTGCTCTTCCTCTTCTTCCGGTTCGTCTTCCAGATCCGGACAGATGGAACTGATACCAATCTTTCCGGCAAGGAACTGGGCTGCATCGCGTGCGGCATAGAAAAGAGTTTCATTGCGCTCGTCTTCCGGAACGTCGCGCACATACCGATTGAATACCCATGATTCGCTGCGTTTTTCTTCTAAAACTTCCCTCTGTATGCGACATATCGGATCGTAATTACGTTCTTCCAGATACGCTATTGCACGATTTATTTCTGATTGCTTTCTCATATCATTCCTCCTTTCTTGCCATTGCCTCAAATTGTCGTTTCACTTCCTTCAGTTCCTCCAGCGACATTTCCGTAAGAGGCTTGCGGAACTTGCTGCGTGTACGGCAGAACTGGTTTATCTTCGCTTTGTTCATTTCAAAATCCGCTTCCGTTTCGTTCGTGTAATTCTTGTTCAGACAGGAGATATGAAACGAAAGGGAAAAAATCTGTTTCACTACTTTGCGTGCCTCACGATGGATGCGGTCAGCTTCCTCACGGTTGAACCGTGTTAGCAACAGTCCGGCTTCTTCTTTGGTCAGTCCGGCGGTGCTGTCGGTTCTTCCTTCCGTGAACTGACTGATAAAACCATGGCGGTCATCATCATCAAATCCCATTTTCCGGAACTGAGCGTGCAGTGCCTTCACCTGCTGCGGTGTGATTGGACGGTCTTTCATCATTGTTCTCATGTATTCTGATTATGAATTGTAAATTGAAAAGATTATTCTTCTCCGTAATATTGCCGGGCTTTCTCCGGCACGATATCGTAATGTCCTGCGGGACCGATAAAGCGTCCTTTTGAAAAGGCCCTGAAGCCTTCCACGTAGATCTTCAGCGAGGCATCGTACATCACTCCTTTGGCGGCACGTCCGTTGGGTAACTGGCCTTCGGCGTGGCTGATGAAGATGAGCAGCTTCCGCTTATGTTGTTCCTTAAAGTCAATGTACTGACGGTACGTCATTCGTGTGTACTGGAAGGAATCGATAACCACGATGTCCGGGCTTTTCTGCCGGCGGAGTCGTATGCTGAGTTCATCCATATTCTCGTTGTCGATCAGCAGGAACTTCTTGTTTACTTCCATCATCCCGGTTCGGCGGATGGCATCCTGCATGGTGCGGCAGGCACCTTCCTCCATGCTGTCGTATGCCACACGGCCAAAACGGCACAAATACTTGCAGAGCTGGAGGGCAAAACTGGTCTTTCCGCTACCGGAGTTTCCCCAGATGATCCAGACTCCACGGCGTTCCGGAGTGCCAAATGCATCGTACCAGGTACCATCGAAATCCATCACGTCAAACTTCATGGAAAGAAGCTCACGGACACCTTTTGCGTTGCGGTCGAAGGTGAATTTCTTTTTCTGTGGGGGCGGTGTGGTATCCTCTTTATTCATTGCTTCCTCCTTTCCTTCTTGCTTCGATAATACGTTTCTGACGGTGGATACATCGTTTCACGCGGCGAAGGTCGTTGTCGCTTCGCTTGGCATCCTTCAGCACCTCTTCTATATCGGAACGGTCGGTCAGGTTGTTGGCCTGACAGATGGCGTAGATGTCATTCTCTTCCGTGGGAGACACATCGAAGAAACGGCGTCCGATGCGGCTGTTTATTTCCTTGTATCCTTTTTTGTTGTAGCGAAGACCGGCTTCCATACGGCGCTTGATGTAATCAGTACTGAGAAACACGATGCCGGAGTGTCCTTCCAGTCGGTTGTATATGCTGATAAAGTAGTTGAACACACTGTCAGTAAGCTTGTCGCCTTCGTCGAACACTAACAGCGGGTTACCAAGGAAAGAAATCATGCTGATGGCGTTCTCCAGCATATCGCGGAGGTTGGTTGTGTCAGTAGGTGCGCCTACCTGCTTGGCTATCTCACGCACAAAGTCCGAGCGTCGCATATCTTCCGAACAGAGGATGTAGAACACGTTTCGGTGCGTGCGGCGGTATTCAATAGCTGCAGTAGTCTTTCCGCATCCGGCATCACCCACAATCCATGTTACGTTCTTGTAAGCCTGTGCATCGCTCAGCGTAAAAGTGATTTCCTTGAAGGTCTTTCCTTCGTGAAGGTTCCATGAGTCAAAGGCAAAGCCTATCTGCGTGGCGATACGTACAAACATTTCATCGCTGATCAGTTCATACTTCCCGTTGCAGAGCTGGCTCACGGTGGCCGAGCTTACGCCCTGCAAGCTTTCTGCGGCACGGTTCAACGTAGGGTAATTGGAACGGTAGGCAATCAATGCGCTACGCACCTGTTCTTTCATTTCTGTTGTTAATCCTTTCATTGTTTTAATAGGTATTTAAGTATTGTTTAATCAAATCGTTAGAATTTTCCCAAGCTGTCAAGTTCATCGAACGTAATGTTCGATACTTTCTTTGTCCAGTCTCCTGATGAGGCAAAGGTCAGCGGTTCATCTGCCAGTACAGGCTCTTCCGGAATATCCGTTTCGGGCATCGGTACCGGAGCTTCCAGTGTGCCACGCTTCATTTCTTCGCGGTATCCGTCAAGCTGCTTTTCGCTCACAGCCACCGGACGCGGCAAACGAAGCTTTGTGTATGCTTCGCCCATGGCTTCTTCCATAAACAGTTCCTCCTGGGCGATGTGCATGGCTGCACGTGTGCGGCGGTTGGCATCCAGCTGTGCAAACAGATAAGCGTTTTCTTCTTCTGTACGTTCCTGAGTGGCACGGTGGATAGTGACTTTCGGTGTGGCGATGGCCGCATACTTGGCACCCGTGTCAGTCACCGCCCAGAGTTCAATGCGGGTCATGTCTTCCGGATCATATCGGTAGAGGAACTGACGACCTACGTTCTGAAGGTGGAAGCTCATATCCACCAGTCCGTCGTCGCCATACACCATGTAGCTGTATTCCTGCTTGTTCATTCGGAAGATGAAACCTTCCTTGGTGTATTGCACCGGAGCCTGAGAGAACAGCATGAAGATTTCGTGTGCCTCATAGTCATCAAGCGGCTGTGCCTGCGGATTCTCTATCGCGGTGTACATTTCCCTGCGTGTCATGCCGGTGGGGCTGGTAGGATGCTGCATCGAGTTCCATTCTTCGCGGCAGTCGGCATATTGCTGTTTCAGTTCCTCCAGCGTGGGAAGCTGGTCAATGTTCGCCATTACCAGGTCAATGTTCACACGGCTTGAAAGCTTCTTTGCCGTAATGTTCTGACCGGTGAAGTTGTAAAGCTTGTGAAGTACCTGCTGCTGGAATCGTCCGAAAGCGGACTCGATGGATTTGGACTGGCCGTTATGCGGCATCGTGGTTTTGTGAAGATGACAGAGTTTCTTGAAGAATCCCTGCGAAGCCAGCTTCTTGTGTCCTCCCTGGTTATCGGTCACTATCTCATAAGGCTTCACCTTCCATGTCTGGAGTGCCATCCGGTACGCCATGTACTGGTTGTAGAAGTTTTCGCCGTCACCGATAAAGTAGCCGAGGAACAGTTCCGTGCAGGCATCCATCACCTCGTACACATCCGTGGTTCGTGCCACCCATCGCTTCTGTCTGTCATCGTACGCACGGTAGTAAAGGTTTATCTTCGTACCGTCTGAATACCACAGCGAGTTAGGCATGGACGGCATTACCGTATCGAAGGTTGGCATATATTTGTTCTTGAATTCCCTTTCGCCATTTACTGCGGCATACCACCACACCATCACCGCCGGATCGTTCAAGTAACTGTGCATCGTTGTAGGACTCTTGATGGTCTTCAAGCCGCGAATTACTGCCTGACGGTTGTACTCCTCAAAGAGCTGCATATCGGTGTAAACCGGGAACTTGCTTCGGCGAAGCTTCAGCAGAAGAGCACCTTCAGCCTTTCCGATGCGGCGTGCGGCACTGTTGCCCAGGTTACCGCTAACCAGCACCACATATCCCTCGCGCTTGTAAGCATTAAACTTTTCGCGCAGGCGTGCCGGATTCTTCGGCAGTGTGTGACCTGTGATTTCGCGGAGACGCTCACAGCAGATCTGCACGCTGCTCCATGTTTCCGCACGCCGGGAGAAACCGCCTTTGGCGTGTTCCACACTGCGTGCCTTTTCCGTCCGCAGCATTTCGTTCATCACCTGAGCGTTCAAAATGTATTCCAGCTGACGGGCCGGATCAATACGTGGCTCAAACTCCTTGTAGAAGCGTACAGCTTCGGCATCGAACCGGATCTGTGTGTTAATGTACTTTTCCTGCTCACGCTGTTTCATTTCCTCGTATGCGTTTTTGAATGTGTCATCGTATGCTGCACGGAGCCGTTCCGGCATGGAGCGGTAGGCAATCAATGCCTCGCGTCCGTTACCTCCCCTTTGGAGGAGGGTAAGCTTGCCTTCACGAATGTATTTCTTATAGGTGGGCTGGCTGATAAGTCCGCTCCCCACAAGCTCCGTAAAGCTGACGCATAATGTGTTTCCGTACATTTCCATGATTAATTCGTTAAGATTGTAGTCCGGCTCCGGGGCTTGAACCCGGATGGCAGCCGCTTCACTCCTTCTTTTTACCATATTCCCAATTCCTATTGAAAACAGCCCAATATGTCAAATTACAGTCGTTATCCTGAATGTGTGAAGTTCTGCAAGCCGTGTGTTGTTTATTCCTTTTTCTGTGCTTCCCGCTTCTTTATTTCTTCATCCATCCATTCCTGGTATTCTTTATCCTCCTTGTCCATCCGTATTGCAGCAGGTATGAGTGCTAGGCAGAGGCAGGTTGTTATAATCAGGTTCATTGTACCGTCTGTCAGCCGGTTCAGTATGGCTGCTGCCAGTATCAGCAGCAGATAGCGTGTGGTTGTATTGATTCGTTTCATGATTCTATGATTTTGAGTTTGGTGCCATCCCTATTCTCGCGAACCGGAATAGCAATGAGCAATCATTTATGTAGTTGGTTGATGTCTTTCTCTTTTCTTAATTTCCTCAAACAGTTGTGCCTGCATCTTTATCAGCAT